ATCCTCGCCCGGATCGGCGACCACAAGATCAACCGCCTCGACGACCTGCTGCCGTGGAACTGGGTGCCGCTCACTCAGGAGGACAAGGCCGTCGCCTGAGCTGCGGTCCTAACCGGCCGGTTACGAACCGCCGCCCGCAGGACAGCGCATCAGACACGAAGTCGAGGCTCCAGCGCTGGTTCGGGCCCTGCGGGATCGCCATCGGTGCCCGCGTCCCGAGCGCACGTTTCCGGCCGCCGCGCCTGCGCACCGTGAGCCGGTCTTCGCGGTAGATGCGGTAGAGCTTCTTCCAGTTCACCTCCCAGCCTTCGCGGCGGAGCAGGATGTGGAGGCGGCGGTATCCGAACCGCCGCCGTTCCGACGACAGCTCGCGCAGGCGTCGTCGCAGTGCCCCGTCGTGGCCCCGCGTCGAACGATACCGGTAGACACGTGGATCAATCCCGACGAGCGCACAGGCGCGCCTCTGGGAATAGCCTTTCTCGGTGATGGCCCAGCTCACGGCAGATCTGCTCGAACTGGGCCTCAGAAGTTTTTTCCGAGCATCTCGCGCAGCGTCGAGACATCCAGCATCGACTCCGCAAGGAGCTTCTTCAGCTTGGCGTTCTCGTCCTCGAGCGCCTTCAGCCGTCGAGCGTCCGAGACCTCCAGCCCGCCATACCTGGCCTTCCACTTGATGGGATGGACGGCTCTCCCACCCCGGTCGCAAGATCGGGGTATCGAAGACACAGGAGGGAAGGATGACTATCAAGACCATCGGGATTGATCTCGCCAAGAACGTATTCGAGTTGTGCGGATTGGATGAACATGGAGAAATCCAGCTCCGCCGCCGCGTGCGACGAGAAACGCTACTGCGGGCCGTGGGGGAGATCCCGGCCTGCGTGATCGGCATCGAAGCCTGCACCGGGGCCTTTCTCTGGCAGCGGCAGTTCGAGGCCCTCGGTCACGAAGTCAGGATCGTCGCCCCCCAGCATGTCAAACCCTTTCGGCGGCGGCAGAAGAATGACCGCAATGACGCCGAGGCGATTGCCATCGCCGTCATCCAGCCCCGCATGCGCTTCGTGCCGAAGAAAAGTGTAGCCCAGCAGGACATCCAATCCCTCCATCGGGCCCGTCGGCGCATGGTCAACCACCGGACCGCGCTGGTCAGCCAGATGCGGGGAATTCTCCTGGATCGAGGCATCGCCTTTGGACAATCGATCACGCGCGCCCGGCGCATGATCCCCGAGATCGTCAACGATCAAAGCAACGATCTGTCAGGGCTTTGCCGTGAGATCCTGCGCTCACTTCTGGAACTGATGAGCGAAATCGACAAGCGGGTGCAGGAGTTCGACCGGCGCATCGATGAGGTCTTCCGCGCGAACGAGGCCTGCCAGCGCGTTGGACGGATCCGCGGCGTTGGCCCCAAGACCGCCACCGCCGTCATTGCCGCAGTGGGTGACGGGCGCGATTTTGACAACGGGCGTCACATGGCCGCCTGGCTAGGGCTGGTCCCACGTCAGCATTCCAGCGGAGATCGGACGGTCCTGATGGGGATCAGCAAGCGCGGCGACCAGCACCTGAGGACCCTGCTGGTCCATGGCGCCCGTGCCGTCGTGCGAACCGCGGTCGGAAAGACCGATCGGTTCAGCCGGTGGGTGAATGAACTGCGGGAACGCCGAGGGATGAACCGAGCCATTGTCGCCGTCGCCAACAAGAATGCGCGGATCATCTGGGCGCTGCTGGCCAGAAATGAGGAATACCGTCCCGCGACCTGATGCGTGACGGTCCGAGGTGCAGGCGAAAGAGGAAATGAGTCGACCGGACGGACCCGGTGCATGGAGAACCTGGCTTTTATAAAGGCCCAAGAGGCCGGCCATTTGTTGAGGGCCATGCTTCGCGGATTACCCATTTGGGCGCGCCACCATCGACCGGCGACGCCGGATAGATGTCAGCACCCGTCACGCTCGATTACTGCTTCGGAACGCTTGCAAAGGGAGAGCCATCCATAGATGTAGAACGTCGGCTCGCTCACACCGTGCTTGCGGCAGAGTTCCGCCGCGCTCAGCCCGGCCTGGTGCTCCTTCAGAATGCCAATGATGTGTTCTTCGCTGAACCTGCTGCGCTTCATCGTCCGTCTCCTCTGTCGAGGAACAGACTAACCTCAGAGTGAGGAGGTTTCAGGGGAGCAGGTCAGCGCGCCCCGCTACCCGCCGCTCGAAGTTTCTTCTGTCGGGACTGCTGTTCTGTAAGTGCTGTGGCGGGAAGCTGACGATCGCCGGAACCGGCGACCGCCGCTACTACTACTGCCAGACAGCGAAGCAACAGGGGCCGAGTCGTTGTGTCGGAATGACCGGGCTCCGCCAGCTCGATGCCGAGGCCGTGGTCCTTTCCGGATTGAAGAAGGACCTCATGCAGCCCGCCGCTTTCGAAGTCTTCCGGCAGGATTATGCGGCCGCACTCAGGGAAGCCGTAAAGGGCGTTGGTGCGGAGAAGCAGGGGCTCGAGCGTAGCCTGAAGAAGCTGGAGAAGCAGATCGGAAATGCAACCGCCGCGATCCTGGGTGGTCTCAATAGCCCTGCACTCCTGAGCGAACTCAAGAAGGCCGAGGAACAGAAGGCCGAGCTCGTCGAGCGACTGGCGCGGGTAGATCTTCCCGAGCCTGAGCTGCCCGCGGATCTCGATCGGCTCTATGCCGAGCTGGTGCGCAATCTCAAAGCCACGATGGCTGACCCCAAGCTGATCCAGCAGGCCATCGACGTCATGAAGGTGTTGGTGGAGAAGATCGTGGTCGAGGAGCTGCCCGAGGGCGGTCATGTGCTCGATCTGCAAGGAAACCTCGCGCGGATGCTCAGGGCATCCGCGCCCAACCATGATTGGTCTGGGCTGGGATCTTCGAAAAGTTCGCTGGATTTGGTTGCGGGGGTAGGATTTGAACCTACGACCTTCAGGTTATGAGGCAACCCGACGGGGCCGGAATAGTCTTTCAATAGCAAATATTTAGAGGAATTCTTGGCTCGCGACGTCGGCGTCGTGTCGCACGGAGCAGACGCAAATCATTGGGAAGTAACGGGAAAGCCGCATGTTCATGAATCAGCGAACCTTGGTAGTTTACAGCCTGCTGGCCGATTATGTGCGCAGCCCTTCCCTGCGTCACATGCGAGAGCAGCGCTCCCTGGCCAAACTGGCCCTCGAAATCGTCACGAAACTCGATCAGGACAGCTCTGTCTGGAGGAAGTGGGAAGGCCCGCGGGACAAGGTCCTGGCCTCGGCGATAGACTGCTGGATCCCGAAGGACGACATGCTCGCCTTCCTGAATGGCCTGCCTGGCCCGGTCCTGACGATGACCGATCTCGAGCAGCGCATGAAGGCCATGATCGAGGAGGAATACCTCGGAGATCCGGAACCGAAGCTCGAGGCCGAATGTCTGGCCATCTACCAGGCCGATAAAGAGGCTGGCACGGAAATGCCCGCTATCATCGGGCGCCTGTCGGATTACGTGGGCGCGCAGTGGCAGCGTCTGCGCGACGAGGAGCGTGCGGAGGCCGAGCGGCGGTCGGAAGAGGCGCGACTGGAGCGGGAGCGGCGGCTCCTGTCCTACGCCGATTGCCCATGGACCCAGATCAAGGGCTCGAAATTCTTCTATTGCCGCAAGAACGGCCGGGTCTTCCAGCTCAAGCCCAACAGCGACAAAAGCCTGACGCTCTATCGGGTGCAGGAGGTCGACGACGCCGCCAGCGGCGACATGATTGGCCGCTATCGATCCCGCGGGGATGCCAGCAAGGTGGTGGCAAAGGCGGCCTATGAGCCCGAGCCATTTCGGTAGAGCGGCTCCAAGCCCCGCCACAGGGGCGTTGGAGAGGGCCGATCCCGGCCATACGGGTGAACCGGGCGAAGCATCCAGCAGCCGCCGCTCGGCCCACTCACCCCAGCAGCTTGGCCTCGACCTCGGCCATGGCGTTCTGGTGGTCGGGCGACGGGAACAGGTGGCCGTAGCGCTCCATGGTCATCTGGATCGAGGAATGGCCTGCGAAGGTCATCACCTCCTTGATCGAGAAGCCCTGCTCGATCCAGAGCGACACCGCGAAATGGCGCAGGTCGTGCCAGCGCAGTTTCACGCCGACCTGCTCCTGCAGCTTTCGGAACCGAGATTGCGTGTTGGTGTGCTGGAGGACGCCGCCGCGAGGCGCGGGGAAGACCAGCCCGAGGTCGCTCCTCGGGCAGCGCAGTTTCCAGCGGCGAAGCGCGTTCAGCACCATTGGCCCGGCGGGGATGTCGCGATAGCCCGCGCGCGATTTTGGCTCGCCCATCTGGTTGTAGGCGTCGGCGCGCTGGCGCACGTGGATGAAGCCCTTGTCGAAATCGACGTCCTGCCAGCGCAGGCCGCGCAGTTCCGAGGCGCGCAGGCCGGTCAGCGCCGAGACGATCAGGTGCGGTTTGAAGTCCTCGTCGGCCGCCTCGATCAGCGCGCGGATCGTCTCCTTCGACGGCACCGGCGCCTTGTAGTCGATCCGGCTCGACTTGATCACCCGCACGCCCTGCGCGGCGTTGGTGAAGAGCTGGCCGTTGTCGATGGCGTGGTCGAGGATGAGCTTCAGCACCGAGAGCGCGCGCCGCGTCAGATGCTCGGACCGGCCGTTCAGCAGCAGCCGGTCGCGGAACTCGTTCACATGGCGGCGGGTCAGCTGGACGATCAGCTTGTCCCCGATCCCGATTTCGGGAACCGTAATGTGCAGCCGCACATAGTCGCTATAGCCGCGGAGCGTGGACCGCTCCATCCGCCGCCCCGTCTTGCAGCGCACCTCGCAATGGTCGAGCCACGCCTTGGCGGCGTCGGCCACGGTGATGCTCTCGCTGTCGGCCAGATAGGTGTTGTTGGCGACGAGCGAGCGGACCTTCACAAGATAGACGTCGGCGTCCTTCCGGCGCGGGAACAGCTTCGAGCGGCGTTTGCCGGCCTGGTCGGTGAAATCCACCTGCCAGCGCACCAGGCCCGAGGGCAGTGTTCGCTTCCGGATCGTCGCCATCCGATTTTCCCTTTTCCTGACAATGTGTTGAGCATCGTCAGCCTTCCGCATTGCCATTCTTCTTCCGGCATAGCGAGGCGAAACCGACCGCCTCGGAAGCCACTAATGGATTTTTAGTCCGAAACCCTCTTGTGCGCCAGAGGTTTTGAACTTAAAGTCTGAAACAAGCTCAGGAGACCCCGCCGCGATGGCAAAGCTCAGCGACCTCATCCCCACCCTCGCGCAGGTTCTGCCGATGCCCGAGCAGACGGTGTCGGTGATCGCGCGCGCGCTGCGGAAGGAGCGACTGATCTCCACCGGCGGGCGCGGGCCCGGCGCGGCCGACATGACGCCCGAGGACTGCGCTCGGCTGCTGCTCGCGATCATGGCTGCCGATCAGGTGAAGGACGCGGTCGAGGCATCGGAGCGGTTCTGGGACTTCCCCGTCGAGGACCTGCACAGCCAGGACACCATGCCCGAGGACGAGCATGACGCCTGGCTCCCGCTGCCCGATGCCATGCGAGCGCTGACGCAGGTCAGGACATTCGGGGAGATGCTGGCCGGGCTGATCGCGGCGGCGCGGGACGGTGCGCTCGACGCGGCGCTCGGCGGCGTGATGCTCCCCTTCATGAAGATCGAGGTCGAGCGGCGGTTCCACACCGCGTCCGTCTCCCTCGCCGGGTCCAGCGACGGGCTGCTGCCCGACCGGACCGTGATCATCGCCAGCTTCGCGCCGCCGAAGGCGCAGCTGCGAAAGCTGATGGAGGCATCCGGATTTCACGAGGGCGGCGATGCGATGGTCACGTTCGCCGTCAGTCAGAGAACGATCATCGCGCTCGGCGCGCTGATCCGCACCTAGGAGGACAGGACATGCAGGAGCATTTGCGGGCTGGACCCGCCACAGGAGAGGTTTGCCCGACGCTTGCCGAGGATCTGCTGCGAGGCGCGGACGCCATCGCGCTCTTCGTCTTCGGCGACGCGAAGGAGCGGCGGAAGGTCTACTACTACGCCAGCGAGGCCAAGGTGCGGATGCCCACGTTCCGCATGGGCAACGTGATCTGCGCTCGGAAATCGAAGCTGATCGGCTGGATCGAGCAGCAGGAGGCCGCGCGATGAGCGACTTCCGCGTCCCGCTTTCCACCGACGATCACGTTGTCATCGGCAATCGCCTCCGGGAGTGCCGCGACGCGCTGATGCACGTCATGACCTCGGCCGTCCCCGGAACCCTGACCTATCAGGAAGCCGACCGGTCCCTCGCCGCGCTCGACCGTCTTCGCGCCGAGCTCGAGCACGATCTGCGGGGCACCACGGCGTACGAGCGCGACCCGCGGCATCTGGCCGGCAAGGTCTACTACGGCTTCGTCCGGTTCGTCGGCAGCGGCGACGGGCCGGAGGAGCATTGGAACGACGACTTCGCCGCCTGGGTCCTGGACGGGGAGTGAACCATGGAGGACGCTATCCGCACGACCGAAGATATGGCCCATGCCGAGGCGTCGGCGGATGCGTCCACTGCGGCGCCCGCCGCCGAACTTGAGGACCCGACCGAACTGCGCCTGCAGCTGCATCGTCACGGCTATCGCCCGGTGCCGGTGCTGGGCGCGCATGTCGCCATGAAGGCCGCGGGCAAGCGGCCGATGATGAAGGGCTGGGAGACCGTCTGCGCCAGCGCCGACGAGGCCGAGATCGCGCGCTGGACCAAGGCGCAGCGCAACTGCACCAATACGGGCCTGCTCTGCGGGACGCTGATCGGCATCGACATCGACGTGCTCGATCACCAGCACGCCCACCGGGTGACCTGCATCGCGACCGAGATGCTCGGCATGACGCCCGCCTGCCGGATCGGGCGCGCGCCGAAGATCCTGCTGACCTTCCGGACGGACGAGCCCTTCGACAAGCTCCAGACGTCCGAGTTCCACATGCTCGACGGCACGGTGGCGCGCGTCGAGATCCTGGCGACGGGACAGCAGTTCGTCGCCTTCGGCATCCACCCGGACACGAGGGCGCCCTACTCCTGGCCCGAATGCTCGCCGCTCGACGTGCCGCTGCATGCGCTGCCGCCGGTCTCCAAGGAGCGGTGCGCGGCGTTCATAGCCGCGGCCGAGAATTATCTGCGCAAGGTCGGCGGCTACAGCACCGCCGATCGCCGCGAGATCGAGCGCGAGGGGCGCAAGGCCGCGGGGCTCAAGCGGAACCAGGCGCCGTCGCGCGAACTGGTCGAGGAGGCCGTCGCCCACATCCCCAACGACGAGCTCCCCTATGACGACTGGATCAAGGTCGGACTCGCGCTCTACGCCGCGCTCGGACCGGACGGTCGCGACCTCTGGGAGAGCTGGTCAGCGCGGGCCGACAAGAACGATCCCGAATACACCGCCGAGAAGTGGGACAGCTTCTCGTCCGTGCGCAGCGTGACCGTGGGCACGCTGTTCTGGCTGGCACGGCAGAACGGCTGGCGCGCGGAGCGGGTGGAGCGGGTGCGAACCTCGCGCGCTCGTAGTCCAGACGGCCAAGGTGCCGACGATGACGACGGAGACGGCCGCCCGGTGATCCGCATCTTTGCTGGCTTCCTGCACCGGGCCGTCGACATGGCCGAGGGCGCGCTTATGCAGGCGGGGCTCGGCTACTATCAGCGAGGCAGCATGGTGGTGCGCCCGGCGATGGTGCCGGTGGCAGTCTCGGATGGGCGCACGGTCGACGCGCCCCGGCTGGTCGACGTCAAGGCGCACCACATGGCCGAGGCATTCACCCGCGCGGCGAACTGGAAGCGGTTCGACAAGCGCGAGGGCGAGTGGCTCAGCACCGACTGCCCGCACAGGATCGCGGAGACGTTCCTGGCGCGCGAGGGCCAGTGGCGCCTGCCGGTGCTGACCGGGATCATCAGCTGCCCGACCCTGCGCGCCGACGGCTCGATCCTGGACCTGCCGGGCTACGACGCGCAGACCGGGCTGCTGTTCGATCCGCAGGACGTCACGTTCCCGACGCTGCCGCGCGACCCAGACCGGGACATGGCGCTGCGCGCGCTGGCCTACCTCAAGGACCTGATCTCGACCTTTCCCTTCGTGGCGGAAGGGGATCGCGCGGTGGCGCTCTCTGCCATCCTGACCGCGCTGGTGCGCCGCTCTCTGCCGACCGCGCCGCTCCACGGCTTCAACGCGCCGACTGCGGGCACAGGAAAGTCCATGCTGGTGGACCTCGCGAGCCTGATCGCCACCGCCCGTCCCGCACCCGTGATCGCGCAGGGCAAGACCGAGGAGGAAATGGAGAAACGGCTGGGCGCGGCGCTGATCGCGGGCGACGTGTTGATCGCCATCGACAACTGCGAGGAACCGGTGGGCGGCGAGCTTCTCTGCCAGACCATGACGCAGACGAGCCTCAAGGTCAGGATCCTCGGCAAGTCCGTGAACGCCGAGGTGCCGAGCAACGCGGCCATCTTCGCCACCGGGAACAACCTCACCTTCGAGGGCGACATGACCCGCCGCGCGCTCCGCGCCACGCTCGACGCCGGGGTGGAGCGGCCCGAGCTGCGCGCCTTCGACCGCGATCCCCTCGCCATGGTGACCGAGCGGCGCGGCGACTACGTCTCGGCCGGGCTGACAGTGCTGCGCGCGTTCCATGTCGCCGGCCGACCGCAGCAGCGCGCGCCGCTCGGCTCCTTCACCGACTGGTCGCGCTGGATCCGCGACGCGCTGATCTGGCTGGGCGAGGCCGATCCCTGCGACACGATGGAGGAGTTGCGCGGCGCCGACCCGAAGCTCGAGGCGCTGACCTCGGTCCTGGAAGGCTGGCGCGAGGTGATCGGCCTGCAACCAGCCAACGTCCGCGACGTGATCGAGCGCGCAACCGAGCAGCGACCGCAGCTCTACGGCCGCGCCGAGTTCGTGCATCCCGAGTTCCGCGAGGCCCTGCTGCGGGTCGCTGGCGAAGGCGGCGCGATCAACGGCAGGCGGCTCGGCAAGTGGATCGGATCGCACCAGAACCGGATCGTGGGCGGGCTGCGCCTGGTCAACGCGGGCGTGTCGGCAGGGTTCACGCGCTGGCAGCTGGAGCACGCGGAACCGGGCATCGTGCCGATCAACGACGGTTCTGAAACTCTCCGAAGCCGTGCCGATGCGTGACGTTCATTCCCGATCCGTCTGGTGGGTTTGGTGGCTTTGGTGGATTTGTCCCGGCCGATATCTGTGTTTGTCGCCCAAAGTGTCAGCGACGTGGAAGGTCGCGACACGTGACGCCATGCATCACGCCGCGACGCATGACATGACAGTTTTCAGGAGCGGGCCGAAACAAACCCCTGATCTCCACCAAACCCACCAGACAATTCGTGAACGGACGGCAACGCTCGGCACGGCCCGCGAAACCTTCAGAATCGCCGTTAGCCATCGGAAACGCCGGATCGCGGGCCGCCAGGCGGTTCCTCCTGGGCACATTCGTATGTGGGGACGCGCAGCGCATAAGCCCGCCAGCGTCAGGGGGCGGAAATGACTAAACTCGACAGCCACGAGACCAAGACCGCCTTCGCCGCCCGGGTCGGGCTGACCAAGGGGCGCATTTCGCAGCTGGTGGCCGAGGGGCTGCCGGTGCGCGCGGACGGGCGGATCGACGTGGCCGAGGGGCTGGCCTGGATCGAGACGAACCTCGACCCGGCCCGGCGCTACAAGGGCGGCGCGCCCTCTGCCACCGGCCGCACCGCCACGCTGGCCGAGGCGAAGCGGCTGCATGAGATCGTGAAGGTCCAGCGCGCCCGGCTGGCCTTCGAGCGGGAGCAGGACAAGCTGATCGACGCGGACGAGGCGCGGCGCACGGTCTTCGCGCGCGCCCGTGCCGAACGCGATGCGCACCTCGCGTGGGTCCAGCGCACGGCGCCCCTGCTGGCTGCCGAGCTCGGCGCCGATCCCCGCGCCACCTTCGCCGCCCTCGACCGGATGATGCGCGAGCATCTCGAACACCTGGCCGACCTGCCGCTCGGGAGCCTCAGTGATGGTGCCTGACATCGACCTCGCCTGGCGGCGCGGCATCCGCCCGGAACCGCCGATCCCGGTCTCGGACTGGGCCGACCGGCATCGCATCCTGCCGCCCACCTCGGCCGAGCCGGGGCGCTGGCGCACCGACCGCACGCCCTACCTGCGCGCGGTGATGGACGCGCTGTCCACCGCCAGCCCCTACGAGCGGGTCGTGCTGATGAAAGGCGCGCAGACCGGCGGCTCGGAGGCCGGGCTGAACTGGCTCGGCTACATCATCCAGAACGCGCCCGGCATCGCCATGCTGGTCATGCCCTCGCTCGACATGGTGCGCCGGAACACCACCGTGCGCATCGACCCGCTGATCGAGGCGACGCCCGCGCTGCGCGACCTGGTCGCCGCGCCCCGCTCCCGCGACGCCGGGAACAGCCTGTTCCGGAAGTCCTTCCCCGGCGGCCAGCTGGTGATGACCGGGGCGAACAGCGCGGTCGGCCTCCGCTCCACGCCCGTACGCTACCTGTTCCTCGACGAGGTGGACGGCTATCCCGGCGACGCCGATGGCGAGGGCGATCCGGTCGATCTGGCGATCCAGCGCACCGCCACCTTCCGCGGGCGGCGCAAGATCTACATGGTGTCCACGCCGACGCTGAAGGGCCATTCCCGCATCGAGGCCGCCTTCGAGCACAGCGACCGGCGCTTCTACCACGTCCCCTGCCTGCATTGCGGCGACATGGCCCCGATCACCTGGGCCCGCATACGCTGGCCCGAGGGGAAGCGCGACGCAGCCTATCTGGTCTGCGAGGCCTGTGGCGGCATCCACCACGAGCACGAGAAGCCCCGCCTGCTGGCCGCCGGCGAGTGGCGCGCGACGGCCGAGGGCGACGGCCGCACCGCGGGGTTCCATCTCTCCGCGCTCTATTCCCCGTGGGAGACATGGGCCGAGATCGCCGCCGAGCACGGCCGCGTCCGCAAGGATCCCGCGCGCCTTCAGGTCTGGGTCAACACCAAGCTGGGCGAGTCCTGGGAGGACCAGGCGGGCGACACCGTTCCCGCCGATCCGCTGATGGCGCGGCGCGAGGACTGGGGCGAGGCGCTGCCCGCCGCCGTCGCCGTGCTCACCGCAGGCGTCGATGTGCAGGGCGACCGGATCGAGGTACAGATCCTCGGCTGGGGCCGCGACGAGGAGGCGTGGGTTATCGACTACCGTGTGCTCTGGGGCGACCCGTCAGGCCCGCGGCTGTGGGCCGATCTCGACATGGTGCTGCAGGCGACCTTCCCGCATCCCGCCGGGCTCGACCTGCCCGTGCGCGCCGCCGCCATCGACACCGGCGGCCACCACACGAAGATGGCCTACGAGTTCTGCCGCACCCGACTCGCCCGCCGCATCTGGGCGATCAAGGGCCGCGGCGGGCCCGGCATCCCTGTCTGGCCGCGCCGCCCGACGCGCACCAACAAGGGCAAGATTCCGCTCTTCATCGTCGGCGTGGATGCCGTGAAGGACGCGGTCTACGCCCGCCTGCGCCTGACCGAACCTGGCCCCGGCGCGATCCATTTCCCCCGCCGTCTCGACGCCGACTACTTCCGCCAGCTGACCGCCGAGCGCGTCGTCACCCGCTTCGAGCGCGGCCGTCCCATCCGCTCCTGGCAGCCCAAGCGTGACGGCGAACGCAACGAGGCCCTCGACACCTTCGTCTACGCCCACGCCGCCCTGCACGGCCTCATCAGCATGGGGCTCAGGCTGAACGAGGAGGTGGAACGGGTGAGTCCGGCACAGACGCGTAAGGCTGCGGCGGCAGCGGGGGTGATCCGGTCCGCGTGGATGCGATAGTGTCTTCGGTGACGCAAGATGTTGAAACGCAGACTGGCTTCGGATACCAAATAGGGGATACCGAAGGCTCGAGCACGCAGACTCGGGTCACGAACAATTAAAGAACATTTGCGACAATCTGCGCAGTCTCGTGCCAGGCGGTGTCGCAAAGTTACCGAGGGAGCAGCCATTGGTGAAGTGTGTCAGCATCTTTTCTGGAGCAGGAGGTCTCGACGTTGGAGCCAAGAATGCTGGCGCCAAGATTATGGCATGTGTCGAGAATGACCCCGATGCTGCAGAGACGCTGCGCCTGAACCGCACCAGTATCGACAATCCTGAAATTTTCGCAGTTGACATACAGGGTGTCGACTTCACCCAGCTGAGAACAGACGAACCAACGATCCTGATCGGGGGGCCACCGTGTCAGCCTTTTTCGAAGAACGGTTACTGGGTGAAGAACGACAACCGGCTCATCGACGAAGATCCACGGAACATGATCGGGCAGTTTCTTCGCGCCGTCTCTGAACTACAGCCATCGGGCTTCATTTTTGAGAACGTCGAAAGCATTCTGCATCCAACGAATATTGCTACGTTCGAGAGATTTCTTGCCGAGGCTAGAGCTCTTGGATACGCATGCACCGTCTACAGAGCGAACTCGGCCGACTTTGGCGTTCCGCAAAAGCGAAAGCGCGTATTTGTATTTGGCGTACGGAAGGCTAGAAGCCCGATCCCTCAACCGCACCCAACTCATGGCGACCCCGCCAAGCCCGAACTAATGAATGGCTTCCAGCCATATACTGGGGTCGGCGCCTTCATCTCGAAATACGCCTCTGACGATTTCCGTGAGCCCCAAGAGGACGCCTCTAACGGAAACTACTTCTATGAACTTACTCATGTGCCACCAGGCAAAAACTATATCGCGCTCTCAAAACTGAAGGGCTATGATGGTCGAAAATTCCGAACTGGTGGACGCTTCTGGAATTTTCTCCATAAGCTACATCCGGAAGAGCCCTCTATAACCATCGCAGCCCAGCCGGGTCCTTGGGTGGGCCCATTTCACTGGGATAACCGCCGCCTTCGCGTTCCTGAAGTCGCAGCCATTCAAACATTTCCAGAGGGCTACAAGTTCTTTGGGAACCGCAGGTCGGTCCAGAAGCAGATCGGCAACGCCGTACCGTGTTTGCTGGGCGAGAAGATGGTGGCGCACCTGATTGAGTATTTGTAATGGCGCTTGACCGCAATCTCCTCTTTTACTTTGTAAGGGACGCGCTCGCGCCCTACTCAGAGAATTTCCGCATTATTGACCGACAGAATCCGGTGCAAATGACGCTCAATGGGGCTCGTTATTCCGCACACGTTTCTTACGTTCATGACTCGGGAAACGCTCGTGACAATGATGATGAGGTACGAATTCAGCTAGGGCGTGGGATCATTGAGGAGCAAAGGGCGAGGCAAGCGCGAGGAGACCGCGTTGCCTTTATCGGTTTCTTCGATACTGGCGACACATTTGTGGCATGGGATCCGCGACACGTATTCTCCCTACAAGCAAGGACTGTCGTGTCGGTCTACGCGCGGCAATCCCAGAGAGTGTCGGTATCAACGCAACAAGCAGCGGTGCATCAATTCATGGCACGGCAGCTTGGCGAACAGAGTTTTGCAATCGCGCTGCCCGCATCGGCACTGGGATTCTATCTTGAGAATGTCGAGCACTTTCATGCTCTGCGCAGTGAACATGCGATCGTCAATCTCGTCGGACGGCATACGGAAACCTTCGCTGATGCCGGCTTAGGTGCAAGCGGTGAAATTGAAGTCGATGAAGCCGGGGAACGCGAGAAATTCACGTTTGAGCGCACCGCATATCCGAGGGATCCGAGGTTCAAGAAGTGGGTTCTTGAAGCGTACGGGCAAACATGTTGTGTCTGTGATCGCCAGCTGGCGATCGTCCAGGCAGCGCACATCATTCCTCACTCAGTTGAGGGCTCGCCAAATCATGTAACAAATGGGCTCGCACTGTGTATTGAGCACCATCGGCTTTATGATGATGCGCTTCTGTTGCCTGGCCCGGGGTATCGCCTTGTCTTCAACACTGACCGAGCAGAATACCTACGCCAGACGAACCAAGACAAAGGCATCGGGGAGATAAGGAACTTACATGAACGACCTTTCGCCGTCCCGACCGATCCGGCACGACGTCCACGAAACGACTACCTGCAGCGTGGGCTCGACATCCGTATGGGCGCTTGACGCTCAAGTGGCTGTCTCGGCCGCCGAGACAGCGGAAGCTGAACTCTCATACTCGTCGGAATGTAAGTCCGAGAGCAAACGAAAGCTGGCTGGAGCATACTACACTCCCGCCGATGTTGCCGATCATTTCTGGCAGATTTTCTTCGACCGCCGAAACATCACAAGTTCTCTTTCAGCGCAGAACCTTATCGAAGGCGCCCACTTCGTTGAGCCATCCGCTGGCGCGGGAGCGCTGTTCTTCTCGCTAATCAAGGGGCTGATTAATCAAGGACTATCGCCGCAAATCGTTCGCTTGATTAACGCAGACCTAGTAGACATAAACCAACAAGCACTCGAATTTATTCGAGATAAAATTGAGACTCTGGAGCAGCGCTGGGACATAAAGTTCGATCGAGTAAGGCTAATCCATGGGGATTTTCGGTCCTATGAGTTTCCTGCCACAGATCGGCCTGGTGTGTTTTTTGGAAATCCGCCCTTCGTGGCGAATCAGAAAGGTTCGTCTAAATGGAAGAATCTCTATGCGGATTTTATTGAGCGCTCCTTGGAGCTGTCGCGCAAACCCGCTCATCTACACTTCATTGTCCCCCTATCGATAGCTTTCAGTCGAGACTACAGCGCGCTGCGGTCACGCATGCAGAGGCTCAAATCGGAGATATCGATATCAAATTATGACAACATCCCAGATACTTTGTTCAAGTCCGGCAAGCCCAAGCATACAAATACGAACAAGGCGAATAGCCAACGATGCTCAATTCTTAGCGTTGCCCCTGCGAGAACACCGAGAGTTTATGCTTCGGCACTTCAGAGATGGAGTAAGGGGGAGCGAACGAGCCTTCTCTGCTCCATTCCAACGTTCTATGATGTCACTGACTATCGCCTTGATGATCAAATTCCGCGACCCGCCAATCAATTGATAGCTGATTATCTCCGGGCGAGTATCGAAGAGAAGCGGCTTGGATCGCTAATTTGTAGCGCGTCACGGTACCGCCTCGCAATTGGATCAGTCGCGCGGAACTATATTGGCTTTCGCGACGAACTTGATGGGAGCAGCAATGTCCTAGGCTTCGGTAGCGAGAAAGACTTCCTCACTGCTCTAGGGGTTCTCTCTTCCCGTCTGTTTTTCGATTACTGGCTGACGGTGGGTGACGGTTTTCATCTGACCAAGTCGACGATTCTCAATTTCCCACTGGCTCAGTACGTTGAAGAAGAGCTGCAGCGACTGCAGCCTGAGGTTCGTAAGATGTGGAGGAATCGTAATAACTTTGAGAAAGCGAAATTGAATAACGGCCGGCAAACTAGGTCATTTGACTTTTCGGCGGTAGCGCCTAGCCTTTATGTGAATGGGCGCTAATCTCGCGCGTGGTCTCCGCCTTCTCCGCTCCCCCGATGGGCTGCACATTTCCCAAACATTCCCAATAGCTTGAGGCTTCGCTTCGGGCGATTCTCTCGCCCATGCGGACCATCCTCCATCGCCTTCTCGGCCTCGCGCGGGCTCGCGGCTTCGACGCTGCGGGTGGCGGGCGGCGTTGGGAGGGGGCGCGGACGGTCGACGGGCTGAACGCAACGATCCTGGCGGGGGCGACCACGGCGGCGCGACGGGCCGGGTGGTATGCGCGGAACAACCCGTGGGTCGCGACGGCGGTGGACAGCCTCGTCGGCAATGTCGTGGGCGCGGGGATCAAGCCGCAATCCACCCATCCCGACCGCGCGGTGCGCGAGCGGCTGCAGGCGCTCTGGCTGCGCTGGACCGATCATGCCGCCCCCGACGGGCTGGCCGATTTCTACGGGCTGCAGGCCATGGCCGTGCGCGCGATGGTCGAGAGCGGCGAGAGTTTCGCCCGGCTGCGGGTGGCCAGCGACGCCGCCGGCATTCCCCTCCACCTCGAGCTTCTGGATCGCGAGCAGGTTCCCATGGACCTGCACCGCGAGATCGGCGGCGGGGCGCGGATCCGCGCGGGCATCGAGTTCGATGCCGCCGGTCGCCGGGTCGCCTACCGGGTTTTGTCCTCCCGCCCGGGCGATCCGCTGGGGTCTCTCCGCATGGACCCGCTCCGCGTCCCCGCCGCCGATTGTCTGCACCTGTTCAAGCCGCTCGCCGCGGGCCAGCTGCGCGGGATCACCTGGCTCGCGCCCGTGCTGCTGCGGCTGCACGAGCTCGACCAGTTCGAGGACGCCGCGCTGGTGAAGGCCAAGGTCGCGGCGCTCTTCACTGGCTTCATCACCGATCCCGACGGCACGGCGGGTGGGCTCTCGGGCACCAATACCGGCGGCGCGCTGACCGTGGGCATGGAGCCGGGCAGCCTGATTCCGCTGCCGCCCGGCACGGACATCCGGTTTTCGAACCCGACCGAGCACGACGCCTACGCGCCCTTCGTGAAGAACCACCTGCGCGCGGTCGCGGCCGGGCTGGGCCTGCCCTACGAGCTGGTCTCGGGCGATCTGGAGGGCGTCACCTATTCCTCGATCAGAGCCGGGCTGATCGAGTTCCGCCGCCGGGTCGAGCAGCTTCAGCACAATGTGGTGGTCCATCTGTTCTGCCGACCGGTGTGGGAGCGGTTCGTGCGCCTCGCCGTCCTGACGGGCGATCTCCCCGCGCGGGACTTCGACCGTAACCCGAACGCCTACCTGGGGTGCGAATGGCTGCCGCCGAAGTTCGACTACGTCGATCCGATGAAGGACGTGCAGGCCGAGATCATGGCGATCGGCGCGGGGCTCAAGAGCCGGTCCCAGGCGATCTCCGAGCGCGGCTACGACGCCGAGCAGGTGGATGCCGAGATCGCCGCCGACCGCGAGCGCGCCGACGGGCTGGGTCTCTCCTTCGGCCAAGCGGCGTCACTGCAGCAGAAGGAGGCCGCCGATGGCTGAGACCATGGAACTTCTCACTCGCCGCGCAACGCTGGCTCCCGCGACGGCCGATCCCGAGGCCCGCACCGTCGAGGTGGTCTGGTCCACCGGCGCACCCGTGCGCCGCCGCGACATGGCCGGGCAATACATCGAGCGGCTCAGCCTCGAACCCGAGGCAGTGGACCTGTCGCGCCTGGGAGGTGCCAGCGTGCTGGATGCGCACCGCCAGACCGCCGTCCGCGACGTGCTGGGCTCCGTCCGCAGCGCCGCCGTGGACGGCAAGCGCGGCACGGCGCTCATCCAGTTCTCGGCCCGGCCCGAGGTGGAGCCGGTCTGGCAGGACGTGCTCGCCGGCATCCTTCGGCACGTCTCGGTCGGCTACTCCGTCGAGGAGTGGGTCGAGACCACCGAGAACGGCGCGCGCGTGCTGACCGCCGTGCGCTGGACCCCTCACGAGATTTCCCTGGTGCCGACGCCCGCCGATCCCGGCGCCCACATTCGCATGGAGACAGAGATGACCGAGACGACCACCAACCCGGCCCCGCCCGAGGGGCAGAAGGAGACCCGCGCCGAGGCGAACGCCGAGATCCGTTCCATCGCCCGCATCGCCGGGCTCGACCAGTCCTGGATCGACGGCCAGATCGACGGAGGCGCCGATCCCGACACGGCCCGCCGCGCGGCCTTCGAGGCGCTGGCGAAGCGCAGCGCGCCTGCCATCCGCACCGAACAGGTTCGCGTCGAGATGAGCGAGAGCCAGGACGACCCCGCGCTCCGCGCGCGCCAGATGGGCGAAGCCCTCTACGCCAGGATCAATCCGCGCCACGAGCTGAGCGAACCGGCCCGGCGCTACGCTTATTCCACGCCCGTGGACATGGCGAAGGAACTGCTGACGCTGCGCGGCGAGACCACCATGGCGCTTTCGCCCGCCAGCCTCGTCACCCGCGCGCTGCACACCACCTCCGACTTCCCGATCATCCTCGGGGACACGGTGGGCCGCGTGCTGCGCGACGCCTACCAGGCCGCGCCCTCGGGCATCCGCCGCCTCGGTCGCCAGACCACGGCGCGGGACTTCCGCGCGGTGAACAAGATCATGCTGGGCGAAGCGCCGCTGCTGGAAAAGCTGAACGAGCACGGCGAGATCAAGGCCGGGACGATGGCTGAGGCGAGGGAGGCCTACAAGGTCGAGACCTGGGCGCGGAAGATCGGCGTCACCCGGCAGGTGCTGGTGAACGACGACCTCGGCGCCTTCGCGGACCTCGCCCGCCGCATGGGCCAGGCCGCCGCCGAGACCGAGGCGCGCATCCTCGTCACCCTCCTCGAGGCGGGCAGCGGCAACGGGCCCACGATGTCGGACGGCAAGACGCTGTTCCACGCCGATCACGGCAACAAGGCGGGCACCGGCGCGGCGATCTCCGACACGACGCTGTCGGCCGCGCGGCTGGCGCTGCGCACCCAGAAGGGCATCGAGGATCGCACGATCCGCGTGACGCCGCGCAACCTGCTGGTCCCGCCCTCGCTGGAGACCACCGCCGAGAAATGGCTGGCCAGCATCGCGCCGGCGACGGCGGCGGATGTAAACCCGTTCTCGGGCTCGCTGTCGCTGGTGGTCGAGCCGCGGCTGTCGTCGGCCACCCGCTGGTATGTCACCGCCGATCCCGGCGAGATCGACGGGCTGGAGTTCGCCTACCTCTCGGGCGCCGAAGGCCCGCAGGTCGAGAGCCGTTCGGGCTGGGACGTGGACGGGGTGGAGATCCGGGTGATCCTGGACTTCGGCGCGGGCTTCATCGACCATCGGGGCTGGTTCATGAACGCCGGGGCATGAGCATGGCCGACCTCGCCCAGCTCACCGCCTGGCGGGACGCCCTGATGGCCGCGCGCTATCAGGGCGTTCGCACCGTCGAATACGACGGCAAGCGCATCACCTACGCGAGCGACGGCGAGATGGCCGCCGCGCTCGCAGACCTCAACCGGCAGATCGCAGGGGCGACCGACCGCATCTCGGTCGTCCGCATCCAATCCTCGAAAGGGCTCTGAGATGAAGAACTACCTCCAGAACGGCCACATCGTCCGCGTCACGACGCCCGCGGGCGGCATCGCCTCGGGCGACGCGCTGATCGTGGGCAACATCTTCGGCATCGCCGCCTATTCCTCGGCCGAGGGCGACCCGGTCGAGCTCTCCACCACAGGCGTGTTCCAGCTGCCGAAGGCCAGCGCCGCGGTGCTGACGGTCGGCGCGCGCGTGGCTTGGGACAACACGGCGAAGCAGGTGAACACGCCCGCTGCGGGGCGCTTCCCCGTCGGCGTGGCAGTGGAGGCCGCGGGGAGCGGCGTCACCAGCGTCGCTGTGCGGCTGGATGGGATCGCGACGGCGGCGGCGTAACCATCGGAGCTCAGGTTCTTGCTGTGTTCCGGACTGCGGATACACTGGTGAAATGGCGAGGAAACCCCAACGCATTGTAGAAGCGGCGATTGTCGAGCGGATCGGTGCCATCACTGCGCACGATCTGCTCGCCATGCCAGGCGACAGCTGGGGAATGATCCGCGACCGGATCACTGACAGGCGCAACGGAAAAGATGGCCTTGCTGCGCGCTGCATGGCTTGCGACGGCGAAGTTTTTATCCGGACGTCTCGGATTCGTGGCGTCAGCCGTCCACTGTTTGCTCATTACGCTGGGAGCGACCCGAGTTGCCCTTGGTATCAAGGACGCAACACTACCCCCGACGACGCGCGCGCAACTCAATACCAAGGTCGGCAAGAGTCGGATTTCCATCGCCTGATGTGTGAGCAGGTCGGCCAACTGGTTGCGCTGGATGAGCGATACATCAGGCATACGATCGCGGAGTATCTCCCACCGACCGAGAACGGGCACGGTCGCTTCCCAGATGTCTATGTGGAGTGGGAGGGCTTCGGGCCGTTCGCGGTAGAGTTCCAGATGTCGGGCACGTTTCAGACGGAGATTTCAGCTCGGTGCAAGCACTACGAGCGCGAAGGCATTCCTTTGCTGTGGGTCCTCTTCGGTATCGACACAGCGCGCACTGTGCCGCAGAGCTTTCGAGACGTCATCCGTCGCCACAGAGGAAACGCATTCGTCCTAGATCCGGCAGCGCTTATCGCTTCGCGAGAGCAGAAGACCTTGGTCCTGTCGTGTTACCTGGCCGACGGCGATGGCTTCGATGGACCGCGGCTCGTTCGCTTCGACGAACTCACCGTCCCGCGCTCGAAGCTCCCCTATCACGAAGACCGGCTCGTCGCTCCGCGCCTCCGGGACATCGAGCAACGTCGCCTCCCCTGGTTCCGAGAGCTGGCCGACTGGGATCGCGTCGACCTCCTCAACGGCCTTGATCGGGCACAGGGTCTACTCGTCGCAGCGGCCTTCTCCATCGTGGCGACGGCGAACGGAAAGGAACGCAACTACGCGAGCGGCCATCCCAACATTCGAGCAATGCTCAATACGTATCTGCACTCGGGCACGTTTGCCCGTTACGCAGACCTATTGACCCGACTGATCAGAAACACGGCGAGCAGTGACCTGCTCAGAACGAAGGTGGGTGACCATCTGCGACGCCACCGGGACGGCGCGCAGGCGGATGAGGAGTCGGAGGAATGGCAGTTATTGCGCCAATTGCTCCCTGAGGCGCTCGATCCGGTACTACGTGAGGAACTGATTTATCTCGATGCCTTGCCCGATTGGGCTCGGCCCGTCACCGAAGACTGAGCGTGTTCGCCTTCGTGGAAGATGCTGTCCGTGATCCGCTTCAGCAGCGCAGCGTGATCAGCGAGGGCGGTGACGTGGCCCCAGTTCACGCTCTCGGGGCTGACGAAGAAGTGGTCGTCGCTGGCGACTCGTATCCGGTCGAGGGCCGCGTCAATCTCGGCCTTGCGCGCGATGAAGGCAGCGAGTGCGGCGTCGTTGGTTTTGGGCATGGGGCGGTCTCCGACATGATGTCGGGGATCATGACGGCTCCGGTTGGAGCGGATGGCAAGCACCATAGGCCGCGAACACCCCGCGAACATTGGCCCGTCCCGTGTCGCATCCGTGTTGCACGGAGGAATCGGGGCTGATCGTAAGCCTTTGGAATCTTTGGGGAGCGGTCGGGACGGGCTTGCAACACGGCGCGACACGCAAAAGCCGCCCGGAGGGCGGCGTAAACGTTTGATATCTTGGAGGAAAGTTTGGTTGCGGGGGTAGGATTTGAACCTACGACCTTCAGGTTATGAGCCTGACGAGCTACCGGGCTGCTCCACCCCGCGCCAACACCGGTGACCTATTCGGGATGTGGGGGCGATGCAAGGGGTCCGGCGGAGAGAATACGAAACTTTCGTGACGCCCTCTCCTGCTTTCTCGCGGCACCAGGGAATGGTCGGAGGCAAGCTCCCATAGTGCTGCGGTGCGTGGGACAGGAGCGCCGACCTTCGGAGGTCCGAGCCTGATCATGTGGCCGCGGCAGGCAGCCTGATGTCTGGACTGTCTGTGACGCGCGCGCGTTTCAAAGCTCTTGAATCTTCTCGCAACGGTCCGTTCGTCGTTGGTCTCGAGCGGTTCGCCATGGTGCGGCCATCGGTCCGAGGCCCATGGCGGACGCGTCGCCTGATGCTGCCCCGGATTGGTGGACACTCATGTCAGGCCTTCGAGCTAACCGGACATGGTCGGCGGCCTGAAAGCCTCCTCCCCCGGACCGCTCGGGCATCATGGAGCGGCGGGTTGCGGCGCAGCCTCAGGCGCGGTCTTCTGCGCTGACGGACAACCCCTGGAGGCCGCCATGACACAGACTGCAGCACCGTGGAGCGCATTCGACCTGACGGGGCGCACGGCCCTCGTGACCGGGGCGCGCACGGGACTGGGGCAGGGGCTTGCGATGGCCCTGGCCGGGGCCGGCGCCGACATCGCGGGCCTCGGGTCCTCGCCCATGCCGGAGACGGACGCCCGGATCCGCGCCATGGGGCGGCGCTTTCACGGTCTTAAGGTCGACCTCGGCGGGGAGTTCGACGCCGGCGCGGTGCTGGCCGAGGTCGCGGAGGCGCTGGGTCCGGTGTCGATCCTCGTCAACAACGCGGGCATCATCCGCCGCCACGACCTCTCGGATTTCCCCCTCGCGGACTGGGACGGCGTGATGGACGTCAACCTCCGCTCCGCCTTCCGCCTGTCGCAGGCCGCCGCGGCGGGCATGGAACCGGGCGGGCGGATCATCAACGTGGCCTCGGTCCTTTCCTTCCAGGGCGGCATTCGCGTGGTGTCCTATACCACGTCGAAACACGGGATCGTCGGCCTGACCCGGGCGCTGGCGACGGAGCTTGCGCCGCGCGGCATCACGGTGAACGCGATCGCGCCGGGCTACATGGAGACGGACAACACCGAGGCCCTGCGCGCAGACGGGAACCGCGCGGCGGAGATCCTCGGCCGCATCCCGGTCGGGCGCTGGGGCGTGCCCGAAGACCTCGCCACCGCGGTGCAGTTCCTCGCGGCGCCCGGATCGGACTACGTCACCGGCACGGTGATCCCCGTGGACGGCGGCTGGCTCGTGCGCTGA